GCTCGAGGCCAACGGCTACCCCGACACCCCCGAACATCGGCGGCTGCTCGAGGCCGCCGCCGCTGATCTCGCCGCGAGCCTCGGCATCGATCTGGACACCGAGTCATGAGGCCCAGCCACGAACCAATGGCGAGTGTTCGATGGGGGGTGCGCCATGGGCGTTGACGCCGAGATGGTCGTCGTGGCCCCGGCCATGCTCACGCAGAAAGACATCACCCGGCTGTCCTACGAGACGGGGAGCGCCTTCGGCCCACCTGAATCCCGAGACCAAAGAACAGATGATCGAGCGGCTGTCCGAGGACCGAATCCTCAACGGAACGGTCGTCTCGTGACGGCGTTCATCGCCAGCAGTCCCACGGATCGCGACGACACCGGCGAACGCGGCCGGTGATCGGTTCCCAGGTGTCGGCCCGGCTGCGGGAGCTGCTCGAGGACCGCGACGCCGAGGCCCTGGACGCGTTCACGGCGCGGTGTGTGTGGGCAGGGATCGACGCCGACGAGCTCGTGCTCGAGCTCCGCCATCTGCGCGCCGCGTTGCCGGCGGAGGTGCGCGCCTGGTGGGACGCGCCGTGTGATCGTCACTGATCCGGTCACACCTCGGCCGTACCCTGGGGTGCGTGCCGCGGTGGCCCGCTGACTATCCGATGCCCAGCCATGGGAGCCGGTCGCGCTACAACCACCGCGCCGCGCCGTGTCGCTGTGACGCGTGCCGGGAAGCCAACGCCCGCTACATCCGCGAGAAGCGAGCCGCCGTCGAACCGCCGGCGCCGGCCCGGCCAAGGTGGAGCGAGCCGCAGCTATGGCGCGACGCCGACAAACACTGAGCGCAACCGCCCGCGGCTATGGGGCCGCACACCGCCGTGCCCGCCTTGTCGTCCTCGAGCGCGACGGCCGGCGCTGCCACTGGTGTGGTGCGCCGGCGACCGAGGCCGACCACCTCGGTCCCAAGGTGGCCGACCCGGCCGGCATGGTCGCCGCCTGCAAACCGTGCAACGCCCGCCGCGGCGCCCGCCGCGGTTGGCTGCTGCGCCTCCTGGTGGAGCCGTCGCGGCGATGGTGACCGAGGCCGAGCTCGAGCGGGACCGGTTCACGTTGACCGAGCGGGAGAAGGCCGCCGGCCTTGCCGGTGTCGCCCAGGCCCGCCGGTCCCTGCGCGACGCCCGCCGTCCCGAGCCGCCGCCCGCCGACGAGGACGGCGAGCGGTGAAGCGGTCGCGTCTGGCCCGCGCCTACTGGCACGGCTACCGCGACGGCCTCGCCTACGCGCGCGCCGAGCGGGACGAGACGCGCGAGTTTTCGCGTGGGCGGCCGGCGCCGGGACTGCCAGTCCCGCCCCCCCCGACGCCGCCCGAACCGGCCGAGGCTGTCACCGAGGCGAGCGGGCGGTGATCGGCGATGCGCCAACGGCCCGACCAAGGGCAACTGTTCGAGCCTGATCCGCCGCTGGTCCGCCGGACCCGCCGAGGAACCGACCAGACGATCCGGGAACTGCGCCGCCTCGGCCGGGTCGAACCGGTGGAGCTCGGCCTCGTCGCCATGCTCCGCACCCTGGCCGACCTGATCGACGCCGAGCTGGGCATGGCCGAGCCGAACAAGTGGACCGTGGCCCGCCTCGCCTCGGAGTGGCGGCAGGTCCACGCCGAGCTCCGCGGCCGCCAACGCGAGGACAGCTGGGACGAGCAGTTGGCCGCGTTCTTCCAGGACGATGATCCCCCCGCGGTTCTCGACACCCCGCCGCCCTGACCGTCCGACCACCGGCACGCGGGTGGCGGCCGCCGCCCGCGCCCTGGGCCGGCCGCTGCTGCCCCATCAGCGCCTCATCGTGGACGTCGCCGGCGAGTACGACCCGGTCACCGGCGCGCCCGCCTATGGCGAGGTGGTGATCGTGCTGCCCCGCCGGGGCGGCAAGACGACCACCACCCTGGCGGTGTTCCTCGAGCGGCTGCGCCGGCGCCCGGACGTGCGCGGCTTCTACACCGCCCAAGGCGCCGAGGACGCGACCAAAGTGCTGCGCGACGAATGGGCGCCGACCATCCAGGCGTCACCGCTGCGCCAGGTGATCGGGTTCCGCTATGCCCGCGGTGACGCCGGGTTCTATGTGCGCCTCGGCCGGCGCCGGCTGTCGCGGGTGGAGATCTTCACCCCGAACGCCAACGCCCTGCATGGCCGCGACGCCGACATCGTCGTGATGGACGAGCTGTGGGCCTTCGACGCCGACCGGGGCGCCGAGATCGACGCCGGCATACGCCCGGCCCGCTGGGCGCGCCCCGGCGCGCAGCTGTGGTACGTGTCCGCCGGCGGCACCGAGGACAGCGGCTGGCTGCACGCCAAGATGGACCAGGGCCGCGCCGCCACCCCCGGGGTCGCCTACTTCGAATGGTCCGCCGACGCCGAGGCGCCCGGCTATGACCCCTACGACGAGGCGCTGTGGGCGCGCACGCATCCCGGCCTCGGCACGCTCGTCACGCTCGACCAGCTGCGCCTGGATGCCGCCACCATGCTGCGCCGCGATTTCGAGCGGTCCCTGCTGTGCGTGTGGGACCGCACCGCCGGCACCACCCTGCTCGCCGGCTGGGAAGGCCTACTGTCCGAGCAGGCGGCGCCGACCGATCCGGTGGTCCTCGCCTTCGACGTCCATCCCCAGCGGACGAGCGCGGCGATCGTGGCCGCCGGCGGCGGCGCCGCCGAGCTCGTCGCCCACGAGCCCGGCACCGCATGGCTGCCCGGCCGCCTCGCCGAGCTGTGCGCGCGCTGGTCGCCGGCGGCGGTGCTGCGCGACCCGGCCGGCCCCGCCGGCGCCACCCGCCTCGAGCTCGACGTGATCGACGCCACCGCCGAGCAGACCGCCGAGGCGTGCGCCGACCTGATCGACGCGATCGCCAACCGGCGCGGGCTGCGCGTGCGTCCGCATCCGGCCTTCGCCGAGGCCTTCGCCGGCGCCCGCACCTACAACCGCGGCGACGGCCGCACCGTGTGGGCGCGCCGCACCTCGAGCGTCGACCTGACGCCCCTGTACGCCCTCACGCTGGCCGCGTGGGGCGCGGCGACCGTCCCCATCGGCGCCATCTACTAGCCGACAATTTCGTCACCGACGGAAATCGGGCCGGATCTGACAGCATCGGGCCGGTTCGGGCGGCATCGGGGGGGGCGGGACTGGCAGTCCCGACGCCGGCGGCCGACGCGAAAAACGTGCGAGGTTGTCAGCGACGGCGCTGTCAGTTCGGCGCGATGACCGTCGGCGATGGCGGGACTGTTCGGCCGGCGCACACATCAGCGGGCCCGGGTCACCGATCTCGCCGCCCGCCTCGAGCAGCGCCTGGCCGAGCTCGACGCCGGCAACCTGTACAGCGTCACCACCGTGCGGTCCCTGCCGGCGGTCGTGGCCGCCCGGGCGCTGATCGCCGACGTCGCCGCCGCCATGCCCGTGGTCGGTGTGCGCGACGGCCGGGTGATCACCCCGACGCCGTCGATCCTGCTGCGCCCCGACGTGTCCGATCCGGCCATGACCCGCCGTCGCTGGGTCCACCGGTCCGCCATGTCCCTGACCGGGTGGGGGCAGCTGTACCTGGGCGTCACCCAGGTGGCGGCGAATGACTGGCCGCTGTCGGCGACGGTGCTGCACCCCGACTACCTGTCCCCCGAGTACGCCGAGGACGGCCGCACGATCATCGGCTGGCGCTACAACGGATCCACCGTCCTGCAGTGGGTCGTGTACGTGCCGCTGTGGGAGCTGGACCTCGTCAGTTCCCCGTCACCGCTGGCCGCCTGCCAGCAGGCCTTCGATGACCTCGCGCTGCTGTGGGGGTTCGCCACCGCCTACTGGCGCGAGGGAGGCCTGCCGCCCTACGTGCTCAAGAACGGAGGCCGCCTCAACGCCACCCAGGCCGCCGACGCGCTCGAGCAGTGGGTGACCGCCCGCCGGCAACGCCGCCCCGGTGTGCTCACCGGCACCTGGGAACTGTCCAACCTCGGCATGCCCTCGGCCTCCGATGCGCTGCTGCTGGACGGCCTCGCCTACATCGACGCCAACGTGGCCCGCATCTACGGCATCCCGCCGACGCTGCTGAACACGAAGGTGGAAACCGGGTCCCTCACCTACAGCAACAGCCAAGAGGAACTGCGCCGCTGGTTGAACCTGTCGCTCTACCCGACGTGGCTGGCCCGCATCGAGGACGCCATGACGGCGATGTTGCCCCGCGGTCAACAGGCCATGTTCGACACCACCTACCTGGGCGGCCTCGGCATGTCCCGCCCCGGCGCCGACGAAGGCCGCGCCACCGCCAACCCGGTGCCGCCGACGCCGGCCGCCCTGACCAACGGGAATACACCATGAGCGAACGCATGCGGCGCGAGGCGACGATCACCGGCGCCGACGTCGCCGCCCGCACGATCACCGTGCAGCTGTGCGCCTGGGACGAGGCCCGCACCGTCACCGACCCGTGGCGGCCGCCGTACCGCGAGACCCACGCCCGCGGGTCCCTCGTGCCCGACGAACCGATGCTCGTCTATGACCGGCACCTGGGCGAGGTCATCGGCCGCATGGATCCGCCCACCGACGCCGGCACCGGTCCGGTCACCCGGCTGCACATCGCCCACACCCGGGCCGGCACCGACGTGCTCGCCCTCGTGGACGCCGAGGTGCTGCGGGCGGTGTCCATGGAGTTCGCCGCCGACCCCGCCGGCGAGGTGTGGAACGCCGACCGGTCCGAGGTGACCCGCACCCGCAGCCTGCTGACCGGCTGCGCCTTCGCCTTCCAGCCCGAACTGTCCGCCCCGATCCTTGCCCGCGCCCAGGAGGCCGCCATGCCCGTCATGTCCGACACCCCGCCCGCCGATCCGCAGCCGCCGCTGCCCGACCCCGAACCGGCGCCGACGCCGGCGCCGGAGCCGGCACCGCCGGCCGGGCTGGACAGTCTGCAGGCCGACCTGATCGCCATGCGCGGCGAGCTCGCCCGCATCGCCGGCGCCACCGCCGGGCCGGCACCGACCCGGTTCCGCAGCCTCGGCGAGATCGTCCACGCCGCCGCCCGCGACGACGCCCGCCCCTACACCCTGCCCCGCGACCCGCTGGGCGGCGGGGTGGTGCTGCTGCGCGCCTGGACCGACACGACCTTCGCCGACGTGCCCGGCCTCCTGCCCAAGCAACGCCTGTCCGAGCTCATGCAGGTGGTCGACGCATCCCAGCCGCTGGTCGACGCGGCCGGCACCCTGCCGCCACCGACCCGGCTCACCTACACCTACCCGCAGATCACCCAGCGGCCCCAGGTGGCCGCGCAGACCGCGGAGAAAACCGAGATCGCGTCGCGGGAGATCAAGATCGTGGACGCCACCGCCCCGGTGTCGACCTTCGCCGGCGGCACCGATGTGTCGATCCAGGTGATCCAGCTCTCCGAGCCGTCCTACCTCGAGATCCAAGCCCAGCTGTACGCCGAGGAGATGGCCCGCGCCACCGATGCGGCCGCCATCGTCGCCTATGCCGCCGCCGTGCCCGCCACCCACAAGGTGTCCATCGGCGCGGTGGCGACCGCCTGGAATCAGGAGCTGTTCGACCTCGCGGCCCTGATCGCCACCGACTCGCGCCGGTTCCCCGACCGGCTCGTGCTGTCGGTTGATCTGTGGGCCAAGCTCGGCGGCGCCGCCGACTCCGACGGCCGGCCGCTGTTCCCGGCCATGGCCGCATCGAACCCGGTCGGCTCGGCGTCTCTCACCTCCCCCGAAGGCGAGGTGCGAGCCCTGCGGTACACCGTCGACCCGAATTTCCCCGCCGACCGGGGCGCCATGTTCGCCTCGGCCGCGTTCCGGGCCGGCCTCGGACCGGTCCAGACCATGACCGTGGACGTGCCCCGCCTGCTCGGCCGGGACTACGCCATGTTCCGCTTCGGCGCCTTCGCCGCCGTGGACCCCAACGGCCTGGGCCTGTTCGCCACCGGTGTCGCCCCCACCGCCGAGGAAGGCACCGAGGAACCGGCCGCCAAGAAGAAGTGACCGGGCGACCGTGCCCGAGTACGTGACCGCCGAGGACCTGGGCGCGCTCGTCGGCCCGGCCGCGGCCGCGACGCGGGTGCAGCTGGCCGTCGACGCCGCCAACGCCCTCATTCCCACCTGGTGTCCGCAGAAGGCGACCGGGGACCCGCCGGTGGCTCCCGATCCGCCGGTGAACCCGATCACCCAGCAGGCCGCCCTCGAGCTCGCCCACGAACTGTTCCGCGCCCATGCCGCGGTGGGTGGCATCTTCAACGTCGACGAGCTCCTGGGCCGCCTGCCCGCCGACCGGGTCCGCCCCATCCGCGACCTGCTCGACGCCGTCACCGGTGTGTGGGGCCTGGCGTGATCGCCGAGGCCGCCGCCGCCGTCGCCGCCGCCATCGCGGCGTCTGTGGCTGTCGAGCTGCCCGACAGCACCGTCGCCGTCTATGACCAGGAGCCCGACACCGCCGCCGCTCCGTGCGTGTGGCTGGTGTTCCTCGAGGCCCGCTACGGCACCGGCGGCTGGACGATCACCCAGGAGGCGACCGTCGTCGCCGATGCCGCCCTCGGCGCCGTCGACGCCCAGGCGCAACTGGCCGCGCTCACCGATGCCGTGCTCGCCCTGGAGTGCCCCGGGGTCCGCACGACTGACCTTGTCGCCCGGGGAGGTGGACTCACGACCCGGATCGGCGACACGGCCCACCCGTGCCATGTCGTGTCGATCCCGCAACTGACCCAGGTCTGCTGAAGGACGGTTAGGACTCCCCACCCCGCCCGGGATGGGGCCGACAGAAGGGACCACGGCCGATGGCTTCCAGCCCGCGCCAGACCAACGTCATCAACCAGGCGACCGTGAAGTTCGCCGACACCGAGGCCGGGCTCGCCGCGGCGACGACGACCTATGAATGCATCACCACCGCGGCGGGGTTCACCGCCTCGCCCAACCTGACCGAGGTGCCGGCCACCGGCTGCGCCCCCAAGTCCCAAGTGGCCGCCGCGTCGTCATGGGTGCTCGATCTGCAGTGGCTGCAGGACTGGCAGTCCCCCGGCGGCGGCCTGTCGGGATTCATGTACGACCACGACGGCGAAAAGCAGTGGTGCCACATCGAGCCGACCAACCCGGCGCTGCCGGCGGCCACGGCCGAGATCACCATCGTGGCCGGATCGATCTACGGGGTGTTCGGCGATCTGCTCGTCGCCCAGGCGACCTGTCCATGCGAGGACAAGCCGGCCATGACCCTGCCCAGCGCCGCCGCTGCCGCCGCCTCGAGCGAACCGGACCTCGAGCCGGCCTGAACGGTGGCCCGGCATCGGCTGCACGAGCTCGCCGACGAGCTCGCCGAGCTGCCGGCCCGGGCGACAGCCCGCGCCGCGGACCGGGTCGCCGAGCTCGCCGCCGACGAGGCCCGCCGCGCCACCGGCGACGGCCGCATGTCCGGCATGGGACGGCGCGGCCCGCAGTTGCGGGCCGTGGCCGCCATCCGCACCCGGGGACGTTCCACCACCGCGGAGATCCGCGGGGTCCCGGCGGGCGCCTGGGCGATCCTGCAATCGGGCGCGGTGGCCCATGTGATCGTCGCCCGCCGCGGCCGGGTGCTGTCCGGGCCTGGGATGCGCCACCCGGTGCGTGCCCCGGTCCGCCATCCGGGCGCCCGCGGGAAGCGCACCTGGGGCCGGGTCCTCGCCCAGGCCCGCGCCGAGGTGCCCGAGCTCGTCGCCGACGACGTCGCCGACATCGTGAGGTGAACCGTGGCCCGTGAAGAGATCCGCATCGACATCACCACCGAGGACGACGCCTCCCGCGTCCTCGAGGACGTCGCCGAGCAGGCCGACCGGGTCGACGCCGCCGACCCGAACGTGGAGGTCACCGCTGACACCTCGAGCGCCCAGGCCGACCTGACCGACCTGGGCGCCAAGGCCGACCGGGCCGCCGCCGACGTCGCCAAGGTGGGCGACAGTTCGGACCAGTCCCGGTCGGTGCTCGCCAACCTGGTCGGCAACAGCGCCCAGGATCTCGGCGAGCTCGGCGGTGTCGCCGGCACCGCCGGAGTGGCGATCGGCCAGCTCGCCGAGTACGCCACCGACGGCAACATTTCGCTGCGGGGCCTGGTCGCCACCGCCGGGCCGATGCTCGCCATCGGCGTGGCCGTGTCATTCATCACCAAGCACATGGCCGAGGCCAAGCAGGAGGCCGAGGAGCTCAAGAAGCTCAACGCCGAACTGGCCGAGTCGTTGCGGGCCGGCGACGTCGAGGCCGCCGCCGAGAAGATGGCCGACGGCTATGGCGACCTGATCGACCAGGCCGAAGCCGCCGGGGTGTCGGTGCAGGACCTGACCCGGTTTCTCACCACCCAGGACATGACGTTGCAGGAGCTGCTCGCCACCGGCACCGCCACCGGCGACGAGATGGTGGCCCTGGCGCTCAACGTGACCCAGGCGAAGGACTCGTTCGCTGACCAGTCCGGCGCCCTGGCGACCAACGTGGCCCGCCAACAGGAGATCCAGGAGGCCCTGGGCGGCACCGCCGGCGCCGCTTCCGATGGTGCCGCCGCCACCCGCGACCTGACCGCCGCCTATGACGAGCTCACCGGCCGCCTGTCCGACGACGCCGCCTATCTCGATGTGCAGGACTCATTCGATGACGTCGAGCAGGCCGCCCGCGAGGCCTTCGCCGCGGCCGCCGCCGGCGAAGGTGACGCCGAGCAGGCGGCCCGGGATCATCAGCGGGCGGTCATCGATCTCAAGCAGCAGGTGGCCGACTACTCCGCCACCGTCGCCGAGATCCCGCCGCAGCAGGCGACCGAGATCCTGGCGATGATCGACCGCGGCCAGTTCGCCGCCGCCGAGGCCGCCCTCGCCCAGCTGGAACGGAACCGGGTCGCCCATCTGCGTCTCGAGGTCGCCTATCCGAACCGGCCGGTCGGCTACCCGCCGAACGCGCCGTGGCCGCCGACCGGTGCGGCGGCGAGCTCCACCGTCGTCAACGTGACCATGCCCCGCGGGATGCGCGGCCGCGACGTCGCCGCCGCCCTCGAGGGTTACAGCCGCCGCAACGGCGGCCGGCTGGCACGCCGGTGAGGACCGCCGACCAGCCGGTGCCGACCGTCGCCGGGGACCGCCCCGGGCCGGGCCGGCCGATGGGCCAGTGGCCCGCCCAGCTGTACGTCGCGGTCGAACGCACGACCGCCACCTACGCCTGGGATGACTTCACCTCCACCTGGGATGACCCGGCGCTGCTGTGGGACGCCCCCGGCGCCTCGGACTACATCGACGCGGTGTGCACGATGCACGGCCTCAGCATCGACGTCGGCGCCCCCGACGGCACCGGCCAGTTCACCGCCGGCGAAGCCGCCATGACGCTGGACAACCGCGACGGCGCCTGGTCCTCCTATGACCCCCAAGGCCGCCTGACGGACTGGCAGATCGGCCGGCGGCTGCTGGTGTGGGCCGAGCTCGAGGGGGAGCCCTGGTGGCTGTTCGCCGGCACGATCACCGCCTGGCGGGAACTGCCCACCGGCATGGTGGAAGTGGAGGCCGCCGACGCCTTCTCCCGTCTCGCCGAAGGGATCGGCCGCTGGGACCCCGGCACCTTCGGTCAACACCCCGGCGATCGCCTCGAGGCGATCTGTGACCTGATCGGCTACGACGAGCCGCGCCGCTTCGACCTCGGCGACGTCACCCTGCACGGCGTGTCCACCGACCGGACCCCGCTCGAGGAGATGCAACAGGTCGCCCTGTCCGACGGTGGCGTGCTCGGCGTCGACGCCGACGGCACCCTGCTGTACCGCGACCGCACCTGGGGTAGCGGCCGCGACGACCAGGTGACCGTGCCGGTGCTGTCGGCCAACGTGTGCGCCGTCGACGCCGTGCTGTGGGACCTCGAGCTCGTCACCGACGACCGGGCGCTGGTGAACCGGGCGGTGCTGTCGAATGTCGCCGAGCCCGAGCTGACCGTCCAGGCCGACAACTTCGACAGCCAACTGCGCTACGGCGTGCACACCGTGCCCGGCTCCCGGGCCGAGGACCAATGGACCACCACCGGCGAAGGCCAAGCCCTCGCCGAGTTCCTCGTGCGCCGCGACGGCGACGCGGTGCTGCGCATCGGCTCGGCCCTGCTGTACCTGCACGACCCCCGCCAGGATCTGTGGCGCCTCGGCGTGGATCGCCGCCTCGGCGACCTCGTGCGCCTCCTGCATGACCAGCCGGCCGCCGGCGGTGGCACCTGGCGCCTGGATCTGCTGCTGGTGCTGGAAACGATCCGGCACGACATCACACCGGACACCTGGACAGTCGAGCTCGCCACCACCCGGGCCGTGTCCTCCCGGGTCACTGAACGCTGGGACGAGTCCGCCTACCGCTGGGATGACACCGACCCGGCCAACACCTGGGGGTACTGACCATGACCGCCAACATCGGATCGATGGACAACGTCCCCACCCCCGGGGACCCGATCCGCTCCAACTGGCCCCAGGAGATCTCCCAGCTGGCCCGGTCCGTGTTCGCCACGAAGGCGGCGCTGGACGCCGCCACCGCCGGCTGGATCGGCCTGACCGACGGCGCCTTCGCCTGGACCGTCGCCGAACAGCAGGCCTGGAACCGGATCGGCGGCACCTGGGTGGCTGCCGGTGTCGGCCGGCTGCTCAAGCGCGTCACCAGCGCCGCCGCCGTGGCCTGCCCGACCGGCGGCGCCACCGTCGCCACGACGGCGCTCACCCTGCCGGCCGCCCGCATCCTGCGCATCCACGGATCGGCCAACTTCTCCGCCGGCGCCGGGATCGGCGCCTTCCTGACCGCCGGCTACACCCCGTCGCCCGGCACGATCGCCAACCGCCTGGCCCAGGTGAACAACATCGGCGCCATCGGCGGCGCCGTGCTCACCGGCGAGGTCGTGTTCCTCGCCGGCGCCGGCGCGTCGACCGCGATCCTCGCCGCCGCCGGGATCGGCGGCACCGCCAACACCAACGGCCCCACCGACCCCCAGGTGCTCGAGATCTATGACCTCGGCCCCGGCCCGATCCCGTGACCGCCGTCTGATGCCCGAGCTGCTCGACGCCTGCCCGGTCGACGCCGCCGGCGACGATCCCGACCACCTGCCGTGGATCGTGCTGTTCGCCTCGGCGCTGGACATCGGCGACCCCGACCGGCGGCGTGCCGCCGTCCTGATCCTCGCCGCCGCCTACCGGACGCTGTTCCCCCGCGATGCCTAGGCAGACCTGGCTCGCCACTGCGGCCCGCCGTTGGCGGCTGACGGTGGTGGAGGTCGATGGCTGGCAGACCCGCGGCTCGGAATCCTTCGCCCCCGCCGGGGTGGTCGCCCATCACACCGCCGGCCCGACCGGCGGCGGCGACATGCCGTCCCTGTCGGTCCTCATCAACGGCCGGCCCGATCTGGACGGACCGCTCGCCAACTACGGGCTGGGCCGATCCGGCACCGTCTATGTCGTCGCCGCCGGCCGAGCGAACCATGCCGGCGCCGGCGGCTGGAACGGGCTCGAGGGAAACAGCAGCGTCATCGGCATCGAGGCCGAGAACGACGGCTACCAGTCCTGGCCGCCCGCCCAGCTCGACGCCTACGGCCGTCTCGGCGCCGCCATCTGCCAAGAGCTCGGCGTGCCCGCCGAGACGGTGTGCCGCCATCACGAATGGCGAGCCGAGAAACCCGACCCGCACGACCTGGACGGCGACACGGGCCGAGCCCAAGTCGCCGAACTACTTGCCGTCGGCCCCACCGGGCCGCCCCCGCCGCCGGAGGACACCGACATGGCCGCCCCCGCCACCTGCACCGACTCGACCGGCCGCCCCTGGGTCTTCTACCGGGGAACCGACGGGGGGCTGTGGGCCCGGGCCGGGCACGCCTCCCCGTTCCCGTTGGGCGGAGAGGTGACCGACGCCATCGCCGCCATCCCCGGCCCCGGCGGCACCATCGACGTGTACGCCTACGCCCCCGACGGTGCCTGTTGGGCCATCCACGACGACGGCGCCGACTGGTCACCGTGGTTCCAGCTGTGAACCCATGCTGCGCGAGGTCATCACCCACGCCCTGGCCGTCGGGATCGGCGCCGCGGTCGGCTGGGCCGTGCCGCGATGGCTGAACCGCCGCTACGGCGGCCGTGACTGACCCCCGCAGCGACCCGCCGGACCCGGCCGCGCTGACCTGGGATGCAAGGGTTTCAAGTGAAACCGCTACCACGGCCGAGCACGGCGCGCGCGTCGACGCCTACGCTGCCGGTCAGCTCGAGCTCGTGAGGTAGCGCGCTGGGCTAGCGGCGGAGGCCCGTGGGTTGCATGGCCTTCGCCGCGCGGGGCAGCGACACCGCCTGGGCCGTGGCCCGCACCGCCGCGTTCGCCACCCGCGTGTAGATCTGCGTCGTGGACACCGACGCGTGCCCGAGGAACTGCTGCAGCGCCAACAGGTCCCCGCCGTTGTTGGCGTAGCCCTGCGTCGCGGCCCGGTGCCGCAGCTGGTGGGCGGTAGCGGTGATCCCCAGGCTGTGGAGGTAGCCGTTGATCTGCTGGGACACCGCCGCCGGCGAACGTTGCCCGCCGCGCCTCGAGCCGCCGGCGATCCACGGGACATCGCGGGGCACATCGAGCAGGCCGGCGATCACCGCCGGGTGCAGATGCCCCACCCGGTGCTTGTCACCCTTGCCGATGATCTGCGCCACCCCGCTGCGGAGATCGACGTCGACCCAGGCAAGCCGGGCGATCTCACAGCACCGCAACGCCGACATGCCCGCCAGCAGCAACATGGCCCGCAGCCGCGGATCCGCACAGCACCCCAACGCCAGGGCGTAATCGTCCTCGCCCATCGGCCGCGGCAGCCGCGGCCCCAGCCGCGGCCGCGGGATCCGCATCGTCGGATCGTGGTCCGTGTAGCCCTCGGCCACCGCCCAGGCGTAGAAGGCGTGCAGCTGGGACAGCAACACCCGCCGCGACGCCGGCACGATCCGTCTCGTCGCCAGGAACGCCCGCAGCCTCTCGTCGTCCACCTCGAGCAGATCACCATCCGACGCCCGGGCCAACTGACACAGCAGGCGATCCCGCCGCCGGATCACATCGGCCACTAGTCCCCGCTCGCCCTGCCACCGGGCGAACCCGGCCAGCAGTTCCCCTAGCTCACGTGAAGTTGTCACGTTGGCTAGTGTCCGCCGCCATGCAACCCACACCAGGCCGCAAGCGCCTAGCCCCAACCGCCAGTCCGCTCGTCCCCAGCGACGACCTCAAGCTGTACCGCGTCGGCGAGGCCGCCGAGATCCTCGGCGTGTCCGTCGATGTCGTCCGCCGCTGGGTCCACGAAGGCCGGCTGCCGGTGCGGCACATCAACGGCCGCAACTGGCGCGTCACCCGGGCCGACATGGCCGCGCTGATCGAAACCCTCGGAGGCAGCATGGGTTCCCGGTGGAGCACTTCACCCGCAGGTAACGAGCCCACCCGCGCAGCGTCGTGACGACGCGAACCGGCCGCCCTCTGGCAAGGGCGGCCGGGACAAACACTGAGCAGACTTGCCGTGTCGGCGCCGATCGTACCGCGGGGCTACGACCGTGAGCCTCGCCTACACCCGCGCCGTATGGGCCGCCGAGGTGCCCGGCACGGCGCTGCCCGACGGCCGCCGGCTCGGTCCGCAGCACCTGCTGGTCCTCCTGTACCTCGCCGACTGTGTGAACCGGCGCTCGCTGACCGGCGAGTGCTGGCCCTCGGCGCGGACCATCGCGGCCGCCACCGGTCACACCGTCAAGCGCGGCCGCGACCCCGGCCGGGTCCGCTACCTCCTGGCCGACCTCGAGGCCGCCGAGCTGATCGAACGCGAGGCCCGACCCGGCAAGAAATCTGTCATCCGACTCCTGGTTGATCCCGCCACCGCGGCCATGGACCCCGCGCGCGAGCGCGCGGGGACCCCGCGCGCGGACGAGGGGGGTACAGACGTTCACCCCGCGCGCGAGCGCGCGGCACCCCGCGCGCTGACGCGCGGGGACCCCGCGCGCGGACGCGCGGACATAACCGATAAAGGAACCGGAGAAAGAACCCCTGCCGCGATGCGCGCTGAGGAGGCAGCCGCGGCCAACGGATCCGGACCCGGCGAACCCCTGAAGCTGTGGCACGGCGACGAACACCTCCCCGAGGCAGTCGCCGGGATCGCTGCCTGTCGTCAGGCCCGCAGCCATCCGGTGATCGTCGTCAACGGCTTCGCCGACATAGACCCCGACGAGGACTGGTGAGCGCGCCCGGCTATGGCCCGCGGTCACACCGGTGGCAGCGGCCCGACGGCGCGCAGCCGCACCTGTACGGCGAGGACCGCGAGGCGTCCGAGGCGCTGCGCGCCGCGCTCGAGGCCGGCACCTACCGCACCTCCGGTCTGGCGCCGGTGCAGCTAACCCGCGACGAGGCCGAGCTCGCCCTGCGGGCGCTGTGGCGCGCCGGGTGGCGACTGGTCCCACGCCAATGATCGATCCGAGCTGGCGGCGCATCGCACCGGGCGCCTACGACGACGGCGCCGGCGGGCTGCATCTGGACCTGGCCGAGATGCTCGAGGCCAACGGCTACCCCGACACCCCCGAACATCGGCGGCTGCTCGAGGCCGCCGCCGCTGATCTCGCCGCGAGCCTCGGCATCGATCTGGACACCGAGTCATGAGGCCCAGCCACGAACCAA